CGCACGATTATCTTTTCTAATTTTAACTTTAGGAAAGATTGTATTGTATGCAGTTGTATTTATGATGTCACGAATAGTTCTACCAAACTTAGTTGCTAAATCATCTGAGTGAGATACTGCTATCTCTTGCCAATAGGGGTTACGACCCAGCGCCCAAGCAGGAAAGTAAGTAGATGTGATTAAAGATTTAGAAGAACGAGGAGAAACGAAGACCATGAGACGATCAGTTTCTCCTTGTTCCAACTGCATTAGTTGATCACAAAGTAAACGATGGTGCGGTCCTACATTAAAGCTAGGATTCATTAGCATCACAAATGCTAATAAGTCATCCCTGGCTTGTTTAACCGCTAGCCTAGTGGCTGCGTCTCTATCTTCTGATGTATGCAATGCCGCCCCACAAAACTATTTGAGAATAGATATCTATGTCTGGTTGTTTTGCGTACGGTTCTAGCTTAGGTGTTAAAATCATTTCTTGTCTCCCGATATAACTTTTAATTTAGGTGTAGCAATTTTCTTTAAACGTTCTACATCTCGTTGTATGTCTTCATCAGAATTACCAGATGCAAATGCATTTACTAAAGTAGTTTCATTTATAGTCTTATCTGTCCATAGTGCTTTGTGTTTCCCCAACAACTCTAAGCTTCTAATGGCTGCATTGTAATCACCTGTTTGTTCTGTTTGATCCGCGATACGCACTAACCTTCTTAGTATATCATCTGCATCAAGCTGCAGTCTTTTCATAGAATCTTTTTTAAGTTCTGATATTCTATCTCTAATACGATCCATCTTCAAAAACTGGTACGACTTCGCGTCTGCTACTTTGTCTGAGTAACCTGCCCGCTTTGCCGCTGCCTTTGAGTTTAGATCCTTAATGTATTCCTGACAGAATAGTTCTTGTCTCCCTGTCAAGGGTTTATTTGTATCCATATAAAAAAATTATAACATAGACCTCTTGTGTAAACAAGGGTTGTTATGATAGCATTACAGCATCCCTCTCCCCGAGGGTGTCTCCTGTAAGAAGAGGGGGTTAAAAATGCCTTCGGGCATACCCCCTCGCACAAATGGAAGGAGTTAGCGCGCGCTATGAAAGAATCCCATAGAATACTAACCCCAGAAAAAGTGAAGCGGCACATAAACCGCTATTTGAAAACGCTATCTAATAACCTGAGCCCTAAGGAATTTGTGGATATACTCTCTACTTATCTTACTGAGGAGAGGGGCACGCGAAATCCTAACAGACCTGATCTGCGCCTGCACGATTACATACACCAGCTTAGACGCGAAAATAAAAAAGTCTAAATTTTTGCTAAAATTTTTTCTGACGCATATGTATGTATGTGGGCGTTGCGTTTTTTGGGGGTGGGGGTTAATATATAGATCCTACCCCAATACCTCGCTACCATACTACCCGTAAAAGTAATATTTTATTACCACTATATATGTTTCATATACTGGAACAAACTATGAACAACCCCCCAAAACCCCTGCGACAAATCGCACATATAAATTTTTTTCAAATCGTGCTAGACTTAAACCATGATAAAAAGAAAATTATTAAAAAATAAATCATATCCTTTAATTAAGGCAATGGTTGAGCGAAACACTAACACGATATATAAGGCACGAAATGTCGCACCCATATATAAAGTGTGGCGAAATGACACAGGGTGGTTTGCAAGGGTATATGATACAGTAGCCAAATAAATTTAGACACTAGCCCCTTCGGGGGCTAATGCCTAGAGTTATAGCTAGGAAGAAAAACTGATGCGTGTAAATCGTAGGGCACCCCACGCCCAAAAGTAGGTGCGACATTATGCCACATGTGGCAAATTGACGCAGGATATAGTGTCGCATATACTCGGCGTATTGTCGCACTGTGGCAGAACAACGCAGTTTGAATTTTTCTATTGATTTATTGATTTGAATTTGAGATCATAACCCTACTTTAAACAACTACTTTAAAAGATTGTTTATTGTAGAAAGTAAACAACTGTTATTCAAAGTCATTAACTTTGATAATAAAGGTAAGACTATTTTGAGCATTTTGGTCGCACCCTCAAAGAAGTTCTTGACTTTGAAAATGGTTGTGAGATACTGATTATAGATTGTGAGGGTTTGATTATGAAATCAAGAATGAGCATCATTGGACGCGGTTATTTACCGATTGGTAAATCCCCAATTTTCAATGGTCAAAAAGATAAATACGAAAGTTCAGCAAAATCCGTTTTTACGGGTTATGTCTTTAGTAGTGAAAATCAAAGGCTTGGTGATGGTGGTCGCGTGGCTTTACTTAGAAAAGCACAACAACACCCCGACTACGATAAATATATGAAATTAGCGTCTAGCAGATAATTCTGCTAGGTGCGACAGATTGCACAGTGATTTTTAAAATCATGGTGTTATACTATACTTATATTAAATTGTGAGGTAATAAAAATGAAAGTAAACGAAAACGTAATGCTCTCTATTAATAGAGTAGAAAATAATCTTATCCAAAAATGGCGAGATTATATGAATGACGGATTAATTTCTGAAGATGAGTTTGATCAACTAAAACACACAATGTTGACAACTGCCAAAGAAATACGCATTGAATTGGTGGGGAAATAACATGGCATTAACAAGAAAACAATTTATAGAATTTGCTGATTTAATAGCAAAACATAATCCTACAAAAGCTATGGTTGATGATTTAACTTATATCATGGCTTGTAGTAATAACAGATTTGATAAGCATAGATTTGCTGATCGAATACAATCACAATCTAACAAACGACACGACAATCTAAATATAAACGATTTACAGGAAGCATGGGGGGTAAAATAACATGGCAAAAACTGTATATTTGGCACAATCTAATTACTTAGATGTGCCTAAGGTATTCGGAAATGTGAAAGCACTATATGAGTTCGCTATGACATTTTTAAATACTGAAACACCGACTTTGGATAGGCAAGGCAAGGCATATCCAAGCACCTATTCACGATTTAATACTCAGCTGAAAAAACAAGGATTTACAGTATTATATACTAGCAATTCAATGTCAGCTGAAAATTCTGTTAAAGTCGACACGACAGCTATTAACGGCAGTTGATATGCTGAAGATCGACTTCAACAAAGTTATAACTGCGTCAAAGTGGACAATTTACTTTGGCGTGGTTATCTGTATAATAATTTTAATAATGAAATGAGAGTGAGGTTTTAATGACATTATTAAGTAAACTACGAAACGAGAACTGCTTAAACTTTGGTAGTAAGTTATCTTTATATGGTATGTATGCCCATTTGAAGTATGATAACTATTCGTCTAGCGACTTTACAGACGAGTATGGTGTAGAGGATATAGAATTGTATGAAGGTATCAAAGACGCATACGAAAGAGTTAGACACCTTGTAAGATCATCTTACTTAAACGCAGATCGACACAACGCCTCAAGGGCTTACTCTCTTGAGAGGCATATCGCAAACCTTTATGAAAGTATGTCAGATAGCTATACAGAATGTAATGACTGTGGTTGCACTGCTCATATGGACGATAGTATATATGTTGCAGGATATGACAACTATGTAGGCTCTTGTTGTAGTGATAATTACAGATACCACGATGGGCATGACGAATACTACCATGATGATGACTACCCATATGATGAGGAAGATGACGGATATCACAATGGTGTATACGGCTATGATTATGATGTGACTGAACAACTCAGCCCCATATATCATGGCAACGAGAAGCGACTATTAGCAACTGAAATAGAAGTCGAGAGGCGAAACGATTGCTCTAGTAATATTGCTGAAATGGTATCTACTACTATGGATAACTTTGCATTGTGCAAACATGACGGATCACTACACAATGGTTTTGAAATAGTATCAGCACCCGCAACTATATCAGCACTCAAAGAGGGTTGGACTAAATTCTGTGAGGCAAACTATTCAGATCAACTATCATCATGGCATACTGAAACTTGTGGTATGCATATTCATGTTGATCGCACTTCACTAACACCACTTGAAATCGGTAAGCTATTAGTGTTCGTCAATGGCAAGGCTAATGCTAGATTTATGGAATCTATTGCAGGTCGTGATTCTAGACAATGGTCAGTTAAGAAATTCAAAGGTATCAAAGACGCATTACAAAGATCAGATAAGTATGAAGCGTTGGCAACACACAAACCAAAAACCATTGAGTTCAGAGTATTCAGAGGTAATATTGCCAAACAAGGTATCATGCGAAACATTGAATTTGTAGATGCACTATGCAACTTTGTAAGAACTGTGGGTATGGACAAAGATACCGATACAGTAAATAGGTTATCATATACTAACTTCGTTAGCTATATGAATACATCTGAGAATAAGGGCTCATATCCTTACCTATTCTCATGGTTAGTTCGCAAGGGCTATAACAAGGGTAGAACTAAAAACATACAAAACGAAAGTGAGGAAAGTTAATGTGTTTAATTATTAAATCAGACAATGCTAGTGAGTTAAAACAAAACTTACTGACATCAGCATATCACAATAATTCTGACGGATTTGGTGGTATGTTTCTTGCTGACGGCAAGATACAAACATTTAAACATCTCCCTAAAACTGAGGGTGATGTTGTATCTCTATGGGATAGATACAAAGATATGAATATCCCAATGGGATTGCACTTCAGATTCACAACTAATGGTGGAACTAACAGATCAAACTGCCACCCATTTGAAGTGCTTAATATGAAACAGCATAACAGATCTATATGGGTTATGCACAACGGACCGCAATTACCAACACCAATGATTGATGTAGACAAATCAGATACACATCAATATGTGAAGTGGATATTACGACCAATGTTAGCACACAATCCCGAACTGTTATACAATTCGGATTGGAGGGATATGATTGAAGAATCTATTGGCTCTGATAAACTATTATTCCTTGACGGAAGTAATGGTAAGTTCACAATCATCAACGAAGATCATGGTGAAACAATGGATAGTATGTGGCTATCAAATACATACTCCATACAACGCGGTATGGGTAGTGATTATGATGTCAAGACTGACACCATATCTACGCAACCAAAAGCAATCACATCATACAACAAGTCATGGTTTAACGGATACAATGCTACAGACTACAGCTATGCTGATGATATATACAACTATGATAAATGGACAAGCAAAGCAAACGCGAAAAAATCTGTAGATCTTTGTGATGATAACACGCCATACAATCTAGCTGATCTGGTTGGATTATCACAGGCTGATATATCAGAGGTCATATACCACAACCCAATGGGCACAGCAGAAATGCTGGGTGATCTAGTGACTGCTGATGAAATGGATATGTATGATGCAATCGACCACTTAATAGATGCACGATCAAACAAGAAAGGGGGCACGAAAAATGACTAATGTAAAACTATACCCGACTCCAGTGGGTAGCATAAACATTGTAGGATATAGACCCGAATATCATGCTGATGATAAGGGTGTCTATCAAGGATATGTAGACAACAAACAAACCTTTACTATGGTTAAACGCAAAAGCACATGGGTGTTGACTACCAACAGAGGCAGACGACTAGGCTCACAGAATGAGGACTTCGAATATGAAGGGCATGATTGGTCTGCCATAGCAAGAGATCATACTCGTTGGAATGGCAATGGATATATGAAACAAGTAGAGTTCATTATAATCAAAGTCAAACCCGCGATTTCTGATGGTGTTCACCCGTTCGAAGTGATGTCAACAAACAGTTCAATGCTTGAGCTAGTTAAAAAATACAACACGACAGTATATCCTAATCATAAAAGAAAGAACTTATATGATACTACATATATACTTGGTATGCGTGGTGTTAAAATAGACAGGGAAGAATGGTTAGCAAATGCACTAGCTGAAGAAAAACATCATGCAACCATGCGTAAGATACTTAAAATGCCTAACGTATGGAGGTCATATCCTAACCTATATCCCGTAGCTAAAGAAAAGATACCACACTTTGTGAATGGTGGTAGTATTCTTAGCGAAACTTCTATACTAGAAGTGGGTGTGCCATTTCCTAGACCGAATGAATTACAAATGGCAAGAAGTTTATCCTATGTTAATTACATGAACGGCTTCGGCAATATCCGCCCAACATTTGACAGTCCAAATGTCAACTCGTTTAATGAGCACGGATATCAGCAGTTAGCATAGGCTTTCCTCACGTAGATATGCGACATATCTCCGACATAAACACGAGGGTTGGCAGAAACGATAGTGCTGTGTCCATTTATATACTATATAAATATATTATATTATATTTTAATTCATATATTAGAGGGGCATAAGGGTCTGATCTGTTAATTTATAGACCCTCGGATTTATTCCGAGAACATGTCGTGTATACTCGAAGACTGCGACACAATATCAACTTGACTTTATTATCGAAAGGATTATAATATGATAATAGAAAAACTAAAGACCGAACTTATCAGATTGAATTCAGAACTATCTGATTCACTTGATAGGTACAAAGAGCAAGACCAAATGAATGATGATGAACTCATAGCACAAGGGTGGTACGAAGCAACAGAACACTTCACCAAAATGCTAGAACAACTAACACAGGAAAGCGAGGAAGCAAATGGGTAGAGTAAAAGCATGGCTCATGGAACTAGAAGAAAGACGATACGAAGATAACCTATCCGACTACGAAACCAAACTGTTGGAACAGATTGATGAGGATAGAGAAGCATACGAAGAAGCAGAAGCAAGAATGTGGTGGGAACACGAGGGTAATCTTGCAAGAGAAGGGGGTAGTGATGACTAACCTAATACTATTTTTAATGATGATAACTATGGCTTGTGTAGGATATGCGTCAGCATATAAGATAATGCAACGCGAAATTGTAGCCAAAGATATACAGCTACACATGGCATACACTTACATAGGGGATAAGATACATGAACAATCAACAAGAAAGAAAATACGAAGAACTTAAAGCTAAGTCAATCAATGGAACATTGACAATAGCACAAGCGATTGTATACTTTGAAATGAGAGACAAACTTAAACAGAAAGGAAAGAAAGTAGCATGAATATATTTCATTTAAATGATAGCCCCTCTGCATCAGCAAAGGATTTGTGTGATAAGCATGTTCCAAAAATGTTATTGGAAACTTGTCAGATGTTATCAACTGCGGTAAGAAACCAGATACCTCAGGTAATCAAAGATGATTTAGTATATAAGAGTGCATATCCCAAGCACCCTATGACCATCTGGGTTGGCAACTCATACAGAAATTTTGTGTGGACATACGAACATGGTGTTGAGATAAACAAACAATATCAATATCGCTTTGGTAAGATACACAAGTCGGAACGCATACTCAATAATATATGGGGGTCGGGGCTTATGAATAAGATGCGTGAATCTTTTATTTCCAATCAAGGAGAAGACGCATATGATTTAACAACTGTGCCATTGTGTATGCCCGATCAATACAAGTGGTGCGACAATCATATAGATTCGTATCGCGAATATTATTTCCACGACAAACAATACTTTGCTCAATGGAATAAAGGTGTAAGAAAACCGCGTTGGTTTAGAGAAATGGAGGCTAAGCATGGCGAATAGTAGTATAATAAAGATGAGAATGAAAGATCTCAATCAAGAAATAGAAACACTAAACAGTAGAATGAACTTATTAACTGATGAGTTAGAAGGTTTAGATAAAGTGTTGCGTGATTATGCACAGCATATGATACGATTCAATACAGAAAGGAAGGAAGCAGATGACAAAGAAGAAAGACAAGACAAAGTTTCCGAGAGATAATATTTTATTTGCTAAACACATATATGAATTTATGAATAGAAATATATCAAGTAAAGAAACTAAAGAATTTATTGTGGAACGCATGGCATCATGCTATGATGCATTTCCTTTGCAAAAGATAGAGGATCACAAAGCATACATACAATGGTTAGGAGTTCACAATGAAGGCTGAGGAAAAATTAGTATGGGATATAGCACACTGGATACCAGACGACAGAGTGACGGATGAAGAACTGCAAAGATTCTTAGATAGTGGCGTAGGCACTTCCGAAATTAATCCCAAGTGTTATAGTGTCCGACAATTTGTCGAAGCATTTAACAAGCAAGAGATAAGTGATATGGGTTGGCTATACTGCACACCCCGACACAATGACGAGGATAAAAATGAATAGAAAGAAAGGAAAAATGTTTTGGGTATGGTATCATATCCTTAATAATAACAACAGTAATAAGATTTTACTTGACAAGAAAGACAAAGCATGGTATACAAATCTATGGCAAAAAATAAAAGACTCCCTAAATTTGTAACGATCGGACCTTTTAAAGTAGAATTAATTGTTGCCCCCCATGAAGTGATGTATGAAATGGGTGAAGCACAAGGTATGTTTGTTCAGAAACCTCCATATAAAATCTATCTAGACGAAGAGATGATTGAAGAGGGTGGTGCTGATGCTTTCAATGTAGTCGTGCATGAGTGTATGCACGTAGCATTTTATCAGTACAACATGAAAGACAAAGACGAAGAACACATAGTTAATTCCTTTGGTAATTTTATGACAGAACTATTCTGTAATTCAGAGTTAAAGGATTGGCTACGCGAAAATATGAGGGTATAATATGAGCAATAAAAAGAGACTGATGTTTGTGTATGGCACTCTTAAAAAGGGTGAGCGATTACACGGACTACTTACTAAGCAAAAGAAAATTGGTGATGCTATCACTACTGATAGCAACTTCACTATAAAAGATTTCTTAAACAGTTATCCAATTACATTTAGACATTACGATACAAAGATATGTAGGTATAAAATAAAAGGAGAACTGTATGAGATAAAGAGTGATGTTGTTTACGAGTCTGTAAAAGCTATGGAACTTGGCGCAGGATATACGTTAGTAAATACTATAGTAGAAACCTTAGATGGTAAAGAACATATCGCTGATATGTTTATCATAGAGGACACTCCCGCTATATCTACTAACTCATCTGTACTATCAAACAAAAGAATTATCACAACAGATAATATAAAAGAATGGTCTACTAAAATTTGAATACGTTCGAAGATATTTGTTATTTAATTACGGGTTGCGCTTTATGGATAACAACATATGGCTTAAGTATAATGATAGTATTAAATTGGTTAGGTATATTTAATTAGAAAGGACACAATGACTAAGAAAAGATACACAACAGGTGATGACTACTTACTAGACGAGACTATTGATTTGGTTGATGATGTGTTTGACGTGGAAGATTTTGAAAATGATGCCATGTTTGACCCCAATGACCACGAATATTTACAGGAGATAAACAATGACGAAACAGAAGGGCAACCTTTACCGTTGGACAGATATTTCAGTCGCTTTGGAAAAGGTTCTAAAAGAAATAGATAACCCAAACTCAGAGGAAGCACCCAAGTTTATAATTAAACATGACCGACCTTTCAGTTTACGTATGCGTATATACCAATACATAAAAGCATACCGAGGGTTAGCAGAAGAGAAGGGCGAGGGCGACCCGTATAAATACGACACCTTAAAAATAAATCAACTTGACAAAGGTGTAGAAATACTACATATTCTAGATGACCTAGAAGAACTTGACGTAGTGAATGCAGAGACAGGAGAGAAACTATGACGCAGGAAGATAAGTACCGAGCAAATTTTGAGGCTTGTGTAGAAGACTTAAGAGAACCATTAATAAAAGTATCTAAGGATTATGATATTGATGTATTGATATCATCATTATATGAGATAGGTATGAGATTGTCTTTATTAAAGTATGGAACAATGGGTAGCTTTGGATTGTTAGCTGACGTGCTACATACATTTACATCAGCAGGACCACTGATTGATGAGATGCAGAAAGCACAGGACAAGACAGGCAACACACTTGATTCAATATTTATTAAGCTAAAAGAAAATCAGACAGACCCAAAGACTAAACATTAGGAGTGAGTATGGAAGAGCAAGAAACAATAGAGATACCAACAGATCTACTTGAGAAAGAATCAGTTGAGTTATCTAAAGACAATGATGCCATAAGTAAGATTGTAAAATACTTACAAGCTACTAGGGTAAACGTAAGAGAAGCAGAGGCTAGCGGTAAAAGAATTTCTAAGAAGAGTGCTGTTAAAAAAGTACCAAAGAAATTTGACAAGAACATATTAGATATGCTAGTATCAGAGACATGAAAACAGCAGTCTTTTTACTAGGGTATTTATGTTTAGGTCCTATTGATGATAAGAAATGTATAAACATAGCTTCACAATATTTATATCTTGATGTACCTAATTGCGAAATAGCTAAAGAAAATATTATGACAGAGTTGGATGACATTGATAGTTTAATACTAACTTGTGTACCTTCTGACTTAATAGAGAACTACATCAAGTATAGACCAGAGATAATATTACCAGAAATAAAGTAAACGAAAGGGGATACATATGGGAGACGATAACTTACCAAGAATAAGAAAGTTTGTTTGGGATGACAATGGTCAACCTATACAAAAGATATGGGATACTTCAAGCCTTAGTTCTTTTTTAGCTTGTCCTAGATACTACAAGTTCTCTGTACTAGACGGTTGGAAATCTACCAAGTACTCTAGTGCTACAGGATTTGGTTCTGCAGTACACGCAGGATTGGAAGAGTTAGATAAGGCTAGACATGAAGGCATGACTAAGGAAGCATCAGTTAGCCAAGCTGTATCTCTAGTACTAAAAGATTATGGTGAAGATCTAAAACTTGCAGACGATAGTGCAAGAGGATTGGAAGCCGCTCTTCGTGCAGTTGTATGGAAAGCTGAGGAGTTTTGGGATGACAACTTGAAACTTGCCACCATGCCAGACGGATCGCCTGCATTGGAGCAGAGATTCGAAGTGCCTATTGGTGATAGAGGACACAGGTTTAGTGGTCGTATAGATAAGATTGTTTCTGTTGATGACAGGTTATATCTTGTTGATACTAAGACTACAAAGACTGCCTTATCAGAGTACTATTTCAATGGCTATATGCCAGCTAACCAAGTCTTTGCTTACATCTGGGCATGCCGTGAGGTACTGAAGCTACCTGTTGACGGCTTTATTATTGACGGAGTTCAGACAGGTGCTAACTTCTGCCGATTTGCTAGGCAAGTATACAATGTATCCAAAGAATTAATTGATGAGTGGTACAACGATACGCTACACCATCTTGAGATATCAGATGTATATGCTAACTCGCAGTACTACCCAGCGAACTTCACCTCTTGTGGAAACTACGGGGGTTGCAGATATAGAGAGGCATGTGCTCACGCGAAATCACAAAGACATATATTCTTTGGCACTGATTTCAAACAAGAGTATCACCCCGATCTTGAAGAAACTAAACCAATAAAATTAGAAGTAATAGAAGGAGGTAAACAATGAAGCTGATAATGATTGACGCAATGTTAAAGCATGCTGAAGGACAGATTGCAAAGCATCGAGCCAATGTATTAATTTATATGGATAGTGCTGTTGGTGTTGGTGAACACACTGATATACTAGAAAGTATAGAGAAAGAACTTAATGCAATGGGGAAGTATGAAGAACAAATTGAGATGCTCAACAAATATTTTGTTGACAAATAATTTATTTAGTATATAATTACAAACATAACAGGAGACCAACTTATGGCAAATATAAGTAAACATAAATCTACGAGTGTTACTAAGCTACTTCTCTGCGGAGACAGTGGTAGTGGTAAGACATCTGCCCTAGCGAGTTTAGCTAACGCAGGTAAGAAGCTACGTATACTAGATTATGATGACGGACTTGACATACTGCCAGAGTTTCTGAAACCAGAAGCAGTAAAGAACGTCTCATATGTTACGTTAAGAGATTCACTAGCTCAAGCTGATTCGTTTAGAAGAGGGGCACGATTGTTGTCTCATTGGAAAGACGGTGATGAAGACTTGGGTCACGTGAAAGAATGGGGAGAGGATACGGTTCTAGTGATTGACTCCCTAACACTTATGGGGGAGGCTGCCCTACGAGCCGCTCTCGTTTTTAATAACAGGAAACCTACTGAACAAGCTAGCCAACCAGAATGGGGTGCTGCAGCGCGTGATGTGCAGAATATTATACAGTACATTACAGGCGATGAAGTGAAGTGTAATGTTGTTGTGACAGCACACATGCAGTATATGGAAGGTGATTTAGGTGTGTCAAAAGCATACCCAACTTCCGTGGGTTCTAAGCTATCAACTAAGATTGGTAGATACTTTAACTGTGTTTGCAGAATAGATACTAGATCATCTAGTAAAGGAACAGAGCGCACGATACGTACAATGTCAGATCATAAAATGGATCTGAAAGTTACAGCGCCTTCTTTAATAGAACCTAATATCGAATTAGATTTAAGTAAGCTATTTGATTCTATTCAGAAAAATGCAAAGGCAAAACTCAAAGAGAGCAATTCGAAAGGAGATAAATAATGTCTAACGTTGCTGACTTTTTAAACATGACACCTCAAGATACACCCGAATCGGTTGTACTTCCCGAGGGTAGTTATGAATTCTCTGTGACATCTTACAGAGCAGATGAGGTTGGGGAAAACTCAACACCACTCATCAGACTAAATGTCAAAGCAGTTGGGGTGATTGATTCAGACCTAACTGACGACAAACTAGGTAATGCAGAACCCACACGTATGGAGTTCTGGGCTACACCTAATGCCTTGAAGGTTAAGAATCCTGCTACAGGATTAAAGTCTTTCCTTACAAGTGGACTGGACATGGGTCATGTAGATGACTTACCATATAGTGAGTTGCTAGAAATGGCAATTGGTAAAACCTTTAAGGGTTTAATCAAGCACGAAATGGTTGGTAAGAATAAAGATATTCTACAAGCCTCAGTAAAAAGAATACTCTAGCATGACAAAGCAGACAGTTCCTTCACAGCAACCAAGCAATGGTCAATCCATGATCGCGTTCGTCTTTGACTTTCCAAGTACAGATGAACAACGTCTTGGTCAAATCATGGTTGGTAGTACAGGTAAAATGTTTCACAAGATGTGTGAGATATTAAACCTAAATGTGGAAAACTGTTTGCTCACTTATGCTCTCTCTCAGAAGCCAGCACAGGAGAATCCTGCACACTTCTTCAATAATAAAAACTCTTATAAAGCTTTGCTTAAAGAGGGGAAGAGTCGCTCGAAGTTTCCTGTGAATGGCTTCGGCTTCTTGAAAGAAGAATACGAGGGAGAGATAGATAGACTAGAGACCGAGCTTAACGCGTGCAAACCTAATGTAATTATTGCAATGGGAAGTATCGCGTTATGGGCGCTGACAGGGCTAGATAAGATAGGAACTTACAGGGGAACTGTTCTTAAATCTAACCTCACAGGGGGAACAAAAGTCTTGCCTACCTTTAGCCCTAGTGCCGTGATAAGAAACTTTGACTTCAGACCTGTTGTTCTTTCAGATATTAAGAAAGCAATAGCAGAATCTGAGACACCCGATATACAAATAAAAGAAAGAGAGTTATGGATTGAACCTACTATCGAAGACCTTAATAAATTTGAAGAACAATATATACGAGAAGACAATGAAGCTAGCCCACTTAGCTTTGACATTGAAACTAGTGGAGGTTTTATTACTTGTATTGGTTTTGCTCCATCTGATTCCGTTGCTTTAGTTATACCATTTAAAGATACAAGAAATGCTTTACAAAACTATTGGAAAGATAATAAGCATGAGCAACAGGCATGGGCTTGGGTTAAAAGAATTTTAGAAAACGAAAAGATTACTAAGGTTGCACAGAACCAAACGTATGATGTGTCATGGTTATCTTATAAGCAGAACATAAATGTTAAAGGTAAGATACACGATACAATGCATGCTCAACATGCGCTACAGCCAGAACAACAGAAGGGCTTAGGCTTTCTTGGTTCTATATACACAAACGAGGGTGCTTGGAAAACTATGGCTAAGTTTTCAAAGAGTACTAAGAGAGATGAATAGATGTAATAATGTACAAGCGTGCTCCATATTTTTCGGAGTTACATATACCAAATGATTTAGTAACTATCGAAAGTGAAGTGCGGTTGTGGAGATCCGTCATTGACCTAGCGATATCAGACTTCTTATCAACAAACAAGTCAAGAGAAAGTATAGCCAACAAGGAACGTGCCAAGATATGGCTGAGAGGAAAGACAGAAGATTTTATTATAGTGTGCGACTATTCTTTTTTACATGCGCACAATACAAGACAAAAGATTTTTGAAATTATAGGAGGACAGGATGAGCTCTACAGATGACGCATACTCTACGCAAGTAGGTGGTGACCACTACCAAGATTACGAGATACAACCTTCAATGTTTATTAATGGTAATAAATTATTATTCGCAGAAGGTAATGCTATAAAGTACATATGCAGACACGCATTGAAGGGAGGCAAACAAGATTTAGAAAAAGCTAAACACTATATAGATATGATTATTGAAAGAGACTACGACTAGAATGGGAGACAAAAGCAATGGCAAAAATAATAAAGAATGTAGACATTCAAAACATAGATCTAGATTCTGAACAAACACTCTGGACTTATTGTGCATTAGATTGTGCAGTCACCCAAGAGATTTGGCAGAAGATCAAGACAGATCTAGACGATACCACCACAGGCACATACAACTTTGAGTTAGATAGCATCAAGCCTGCTATGGCTATGATGTTAAAAGGATTACGTGTGGACTTAGACGCAGTTAAAAATATGCGTGCCCCCTTGAAAGATACCAGAGTTAAACTAGAACGCATGCTTAACTTGTTTGCAAACGCGGCAACAGGTAAAGATCTAAACCATGCATCACCTAAACAATTACAGAATTTATTTTACCTACACTTAGGCATACCTAAAGTTATGTCTTATAAGAAAGGTAAGCAAAAAGTTTCAACAGATCGTGAAGCGCTTGAATACATGCGCCAAAATTATCCACGAGCAAAACCTTTTTGTAATGCTATTCTTGCATTACGTGACATAGACAAACACCTTGGTGTGCTGGACACAGACAGAGATAACGACAATAGAATACGTTGTTCTTATAATGTGGCAGGCACAGAGACAGGGCGTTGGTCTTCTTCAGAAGCCCCTTGGGGTACAGGAACTAATCTTCAAAATATAACAAAAGACTTGCGCGAAATATTTATACCCGATGAAGGTATGACTATGTTCTACGCTGATCTAGAGCAAGCTGAATCCCGTGTGGTTGCTTATCTTACAGGTGACGAGGGGTACATCAATGCTTGTGAGAGTGGTGACTTGCATACTACTGTTGTTAAAATGGTTTGGAAAAACATGGGTTGGAGCGGTGATCCTGCACAAGAAAGAGAGCTTGCTGAGAACCCTTACTATTTACAGTTTAGTTTTAGAGATATGTGTAAACGTGCAGGTCATGGTACTAACTATGGCTTGTCAGCTACGTCATTAGCTAGGCATTTAAAGATTAAAGTAGCGCATGCTACAAGGTTCCAACTGCTGTATTATGGTGGTGTAGTAGCCTTAGAATCAGTTAATAGGTGGCATAAACAAGATCCTAAAGCTGGTTTTGATGAGCTTCTAGCATATGGTAAAGTATATGGTGATAAGATTAAATACCTGGATGTTCCAGGCGCTTTCCCTGGAATCAGGAAGTGGCATGACAGTATAGCAAATGAGCTATCAAATACTGGAACGCTTACTACACCACTGGGTAGGCGTAGACAATTCTGGGGTAGACTCAATGATGCTACTACATTGCGTGGTGCTATTGCTTATGTACCTCAATCTACTATAGGTGATCTATTAAATATAGGACTGTATAGAGTATGGAATGAGTTGCAAGATGAAGGTGTACAAGTCTTAGGACAGGTGCACGATGCTATCCTAGGTCAAGTACCTAATGAGAAGGTAGACGAGTTGATGCCTAAGATAGTTAACTGCATGACTAATCCTATGGTTGTGCAAGATAGAGAGTTAATCATTCCTTCTTCTGTAGAAGTTGGTAACACTTGGAAGAATTTAAAAACATGGAAGGGAGGGCACAATGTCTAGAATATATAAAGACTACATCGAAGCATGCGTAGATGCTACTAGTAAAAGTCCTATACCTAAACTGTTTAGAAGGTGGGCGGCTCTGTCATCTGTGTCTGGTGCACTAGGTAGAAGAGTCTGGATGCCTATGGCTAACTACGATATACGTGCCAATATATTCGTTGTGTTAGTGGCTGGACCTGGGCGTAATAAATCAGTCAGTTTGATTCTACCATTTACTAAAGTATTTCGTAAGCTAACTACACCTGTAGGTACTACACCAGACCATGAAAATTTTAACTCTGGCTTAACTGAATACGGTTTAAAAGAGTATCCTTTGTATTGTATACAAGATAGAATAACACCAGAGAAGTTAGCAGTAGATATGTCTAAGGCATCTAGATTTGATATGCGTTTATCTACAATAGGTGATGAGTTTTATGATGGGTCATTAACATTAGTTACATCAGAGTTAGGTACATTCTTACACAGACATGAAAGATATTTACAAATGTTTCTTACTGATATGTGGGATAGTAAAGAAGAGTACTCACATAAAACTAAAACCGCAGGTGAGCATATAATAAAAGGTCCTTGTTTAAATTGGATAGCATGTGCTACACCCGAACAGTTTGTTGATAACTTGCCCGAAGACGCTAGGTCACAAGGTTTGTTATCAAGAATTATACCTGTCTTTTTTGACGGGGAAAAAATACCACAATCTTTATTACAAGATAGAGTAGAAGATTCTACTATACATAACTTACGATGCGACTTGTCAGAGATAGCAAAGATGTACGGACCTATGCGCTTTGATGACAGAGCATTTGATAAGATCAATCTTGATATAGAATCTGGCTTAAAGCCTATACCTACAGACCCTAACTTAGCTGAGTATACTCAACGTAGAGTATCACACTTTATTAAAGTAGCTTTGGCTGTGTCTGCAAGTTGTTCTACACAGAAAGTAATTACTTGGGATCATTGGCAAAGAACTAAAGACCTTATGTTTGAAGTAGAAGAAGCTATGCCTAAAGCATTGGCAGGGTTTGGTATGGCTAGAGCGGGTAAGCTAGCACAGGATATGGCAATCTGGACTAAAGAAACTATGCTAAATACAGAGAGAAACTTCATAAGTCTGCGCCACTTCAAGCGCGAATTACTTCGAAGAACTCTCGCACCAGGCGAATCAGAGCAAACAGTTAGGGCTATGGAAGAGGCTGGATACATTCAAGTTAAAGACGGGCTTGTGTTCCCAATCAAGTTATGATAGAATCAAAGGCTCGCGCTTCTTCACAGGACAACATGAAAGGATATAAATGAAAATAAATATAGAATACTCACGTGATAATTTTTTAACCGAATCGGGCAAGATTATACTCAAAGATAGATACTTACTACCAACGGAGGCTAGTCCTCAAGATGCATTTGCCAGAGCTGCAAAGACATTTGCAGACGATCAAGCTCATGCACAAAGGTTATATGATTATGCAAGTAAACTATGGTTTATGTTCTCTACTCCTGTGTTATCCAATGGGGGCACTACGCGTGGACTACCTATATCTTGTTTCTTAAATTACGTGGATGATTCTAGAGAAGGATTAGCGGACCACTATACTGAGAACATTTGGTTGTCTAGTATGGGCGGTGGTATAGGAGGCTACTGGGGTGATGTAAGATCACAAGGTATGGCTACAAGTATTGGAAACAAAACTACAGGTGTCATTCCTTTCATGCATGTTGTTGATTCACAGATGACTGCGTTTCATCAAGGCGCTACTAGAAGAGGAAGCTATGCTTCTTATATGGATATATCCCATCCAGAAATTATAGAATTTATTGAGATGAGAAAGCCGACAGGCGGAGACATACATAGAAAAAATCTTAACTTACATCATGGTGTAAATGTATCTGATAAGTTTATGGAAGCTGTAACTGAAGGTGAGTCTTGGGATTTAATTGATCCTCATACTAAACAAACTATAAAGACAATAGATGCCAGAACTTTATGGATTAAATTACTTGAAACTAGAATAGCTACAGGTGAACCATACATAAGTTTTATTGATACAGTTAACGAAGCTCTACCAGAATCACAAAAGAAACTAGGTTTAAAGTTTAATCATTCTAATTTATGTTCAGAGATTACATTACCTACAGCTAAAGATAGAACTGCTGTGTGTTGTTTGTCTTCTGTTAACTTAGAATATTTTGATGAGTGGAAAGATAACCCACAATTCATAGAAGATATTGTACGTATGCTAGACAATGTGTTAGAAACTTTTATTAAGGACGCTCCCGATTACATGTGGAGAGCTGTCAATTCTGCGCGTTGCGAAAGGGCAATAGGTTTAGGTGCAATGGGATTACATAGCTATTTTCAGAAGAGAAGTATATCTATGGATAGTCCTATGGCTAAGTCTATAAACGATTATACCTTTAAGCATATACACAACGAGGCTCAAGCTGCTAACAAGAAGCTCGGGGCAGAGAGGGGTTCACCTGCAGATATGGAAGGCACAGGACTAAGACATTCACATGTCATCGCCATTGCTCCTAATGCTTCTTCATCAGTAATCTGTGGGGGAACTTCTCCATCTATAGAACCACTAAGAGCAAATGCTTTTTCTCAAAAGACTTTGAGTGGTACATTCTTAATGAAGAATAAATACTTAGAAAAGGTACTACTAAAGTACGATAGAAATAATAAAGAAGTATGGAAATCTATTGTGACTAATGGTGGTAGTGTTCAACACTTATCCTTTCTATCTGATGTAGATAAAGAAGTATTTAAAACTGCTATTGAGATGAACCAAAGGTGGCTTATAGACCTAGCAGCAGATAGGCAAAAGTATATTTGCCAATCACAAAGTTTAAATTTATTTTTACCACCAGATGTAGATACTAAAACACTACACGGTATACACTTGAGAGCGTGGAAAAATAAAGTTAAAACTCTATACTACATGAGAAGTCAATCACTTAAGAAAGTAGAGAACTTATCTAGTAAAATAGAGAGAACAATTAGACAAGACTTTGACACAGACGAAACCGCCTGCGCCGCGTGCGAGGCATAGAAAGGGGAGAGATGTCAGTATTTGAAGGAAGAGAATATTATAAACCATTTGAATATCCGTGGGCTTTTGAAGCCTACGACCAACAACAGAAGATGCATTGGCTACCAAGTGAAGTTCCATTACATGAAGATGTAAGTGATTGGAACGCGAAGATGAATGATGCAGAAAAGAATCTAGTTAAACAGATTCTAACTTTCTTTACGCAAGGAGATGTAGATATTGCACAAGCGTATATGGATGTGTATATACCCATGTTTAAAAAACCAGAAGTGCGCATGATGTTATCTGCTATAGCTACATCAGAGGCTAACCATGCACACAGTTACTCTTTACTAAACGATACCATAGGTATGGATGATAGAGAGTACAAAGCTTTCCAAGAATATAAAGAGATGGCTGACAAACATAATTACTTATGGGAAAATAAAGGTGGCAATGATAATCAAAAGGCTATCAGAGACATGGCAGTATTCTCTGCATTTGGTGAAGGCTTGCAGTTGTTTGGCTCATTCATTATGTTATTAAACTTTCAAAGGTTTGGTAAGATGAAAGGCATGGGTCAGATTGTTGCATGGTCTATCAGAGATGAGAACCACCACGTAGAAAATATGTTAAAGTTATTTCATACTATACTGGATGAACAACCAGAATTATGGAATGATAAATTTAAGAAGTCACTCTACGATATATGTAGGGATATGGTAACTCTTGAAGAAAAGTTTATTGATCTTGCGTTTGCGCAAGGACCAGTGCAAGGACTTACACCTCAAGAAGTAAAGAACTATATACACTACATGGCAGACAGAAGATTACTTCAGCTAGGTTTAAAACCTAACTATGGAGTTAAAGAGAACCCACTTGAATGGGTGGACTATATTGTCAACGGGCAGGCACACGAGAACTTCTTTGAGACTAGAGCAACTGAGTACGCAAAGGGAGCAGTCCAAGGAGATTGGAGTGAGGCATTTACCTCTTGACAAATGTTATATCTTTTGATATAATAAGACTAACAACGGAGACAGGGGGGCACAAAGAACCTTACTTCTTCTAGATGAAATATTTAGAAACAGTTTGGGGAACCACTTCCACAACCGTATAAGGGGCTGATTTTCTTCATTGGGATCAGCCCTTTTTCTTTTGGAGACACATGAAAAATACACACAACTATCCGCATTCAACTAAGTATGATAGGTTTGCAAAAAAGCTATACCTGTCATTCAGTAATAAATCATTGACTTCTAAGTATAAGTTTGATAGACTCCCTATCAAAGACAAGGACTATTGGAGAGCCTTGGCTGAGATATCAACAAAGGAGAATCTATGGAGTACCCAAGAACTTTCTCCGTAACGACAGCATTTGTTAATAAGTGTTTAAACTTTTTTAACAGTGCCGAAACAAACGGAGACACACTAGAAGACTACTGCAGAACTGAGTATAAAGAGGACTGGCAGTGGGCATTAAATTTTTACAACAGAAACAAAGCGTTTCCGAACGTACATAAAGTTATCACTAAATAATTATTTGAGGAATGGGCTAGGCTTATGCCTAGCTTTGTTCTTTGAATTTATAAAAGAAGTTAGTATCGTCACCTGCTGTCCATTTACTGACAGATTCTACGTTATATTCTATAGTTGATACTTTAAAATCTGGTTGCTTTGGTTCTGCAGGAGTCAAAGATTTATCATAAAACAATGTTCTATTGTTTGGCTGGGCAGCGAAGTGCCCGTTCTCTAATTCTAAAATATTAAATGACTTATGTTCCTCTGGAACTTGTGAGTAATTTATGTTGGGTAAATTATGATCGGCATGGCAACTATCTATTGTAAATAGATATTCTCCTTGATACCAATTCTTTGTGGGGGATAAATATTTTGCTCTTGGTGGTACAGTTGTTTTCTCAATTACCGTGATATGATAGCTAAAAGCATCCCATAATTCTAACTCTTCTAAGGGTAAATCATCTTTAACATTAGGTGAACTAACAAAAGCACTGATTGGCAGCTTGTCGTAAAGAGCTGCATATTCTGGTATATATGTTTCGAAATACAAAGCTCTACCTTGTATAGACTTAACAGTAGCCCATATACCCTCTACGTATTCTCCGTGCCCCCTTTCAAAGTCATAGAGATATTGTTTTTTAATCCAAACTTTTACAGGAGGTACATTAGCTACCAGAAAAGACATTCTAGTGAGCGAGTTCCCTTATAATATAAGATAGTTTTTCTGCACGCATAGGAGTTTGTTTTGCCCAACGCGAGTCGAGCATTTCATCTGCGGCTAGGTGATAGGTCTTAGTAGATAAGTTTGCTAAGAATTTTTTAAACTTACTTACACCTCCAACACCTAGCTGAAATACCATTTCTATAAGAACTTCTTTAACTGGTTGCGGATGCTCGTCAAAATTGATATTACTATTCTGAGCGACCATGTCAGCACAATCACAGGCGTTTTGAAAATCACTTTCAAACACGGCTTCCAATTGTTCTTGACTATATTCAATACCTTCTTCATAGTTATCCTCCTTAGTGACAAGGTGACCGTATCCTATGGTAGCGAATCCTAGGCTGTCCTTGTATACGATACCCCTATATCCCTCGTGTTCTTTAATTCTCTCCTTAAGTTCTTCAAACATTATTTTCCTCCTATACCCCAGTGTTCCTCATGCTCGTCTTTTTGTGATTTTTTTCTGGGCTTCAATAAATTTTCTATAAATAGCGGCAGGCTTATTCTTGCCAGCAACACGCGCTCGTTGCTCCATTGCAATAGCCGCTTGAGTTTTGTGGGCATGGCTTCTACCAGATCTACGAATCTTAGCCACGCTACTGCGAGCCGATGACTCATCTCTGAATCCAAGTCCTTTGATTGTTCCTTTCGGGTTTTCATCTGTATATAAGTCTGAATGTTTTTTAGATCCAGCTGGTTGTCCTTTCTTCCTAGGTATTCTTGGAGCCATTTTTAGATAGTAATCCCATAGCACCTTTAGCACCTTTGATACCAAAACTTGCAGAGCAAGCAATGTATAATAGATGTTTATAATAATCTGGTAAACTATGTAGTGCTTCAAATCCTGCCTTGATATGTGGTGTCCATCCAGGAATAAATACTAGTACCGCAGGAATTAGCAGGCATAATAAAATTACCTCGTCTTTCCACGACCCTTTCATTTGGTCAACTGCACTAGCCTCCCACGAAATTTTACCCGCGATCTGCTGTTCTTTCAAAGACTTCTGTGCTTTGATTTCCGTTAAAGCTAGATCTGCTTTAGCCTTTTTAGTAGCTACAAATCCTTTGACTGTATCCCCTAGTAGAGATGTCAATGGACCTATTAACAAGTTAAGCATTATGATACCTTCCTATATTTTTTAGTTTTCTTTTTTATATTCTTAGGTTGAGCAGCATGCTGTTTACCTTGTGCTCTTGCCTTTCTTTTAGCCGCAGTTGTTGCGGCGTATTCACCTGCTGATAAATTCTTAATAGCAGCTGAAGGCAAGTACCTCTCACCCGTAGCTTTAGGTCCTTGAGTAGAAGGCTTTCCAGATTTGGTTCTCCATTTCTGTTTAGTCCAAGACTTTAAACTCTTCTGCGATTTGGCTAAAGCCATTGTTATTTTTTCTTAGCTATTTTCTTTTGCAAGAATGCAGGTAGTGTCTTTTGTGCACCAGTCAATTTACCTTTAGTACCATTACCATTCTTTACTTCTTTCATTGGCTTCTGATTCTTGGCTTTCTTGGATGGTCTACCTTTTTTACTTCCGTATGTTCCAGGTCCTTTTGGCATTACTTCTTCCCTTTCTTTTTTTTCTTCGGCGTATTGCACTCACATTGTTTTATGCGAAACAATTTGCAAATAAACTTTCTAATAATATTCATCATTTATAACCTCCACCTTTTGCTTTGTACTGTTTAGCTAGCATCTGCGCTTTGCGCGCTGACCACTGCCCTGGAGCTCCACCTTTTCCTCCAGCTTTAATTCTGTTAAAGATAGTTTTTCTCATGCCAGGTTTGGTATAGTTGCCTGCCTTATTAACTGTAGATTTTTTCTTCATGGTCTCTGTAATTTATTTTTTTTCATCTTTAAATCTTTTGTTATTCTACTTAAAGTAGGAGATGGTTTATTTAAGTTAGACATAAAACTTTTTTTCTTAGCCGACTTAGACATTAACTTTTTAACTCTCTTATCTACGTTAGGTTTTTTAGGCTTTCTCTTTCGAGAAGCAGGAGCATTTTTTAATTGTTGCTCCATAGCAGCTCTGTTCATGGGTGTTGTCCTACTCTTTGGAATCCGAATCGTCTGAAGATTCTTCTACTTTGATAGCGTCTCCACCGATCTTAACAACAGGAGCTGTCATTACTATTGCATCTGTTTGTATCATTTGATTATTATATCATAACACAATTTGCTTGACAATAGGTAAAAAAAGTGATATTATTCACGCACTACAGGAGAAAAACATGGCAAAACCAACAGCTAAAAGCATACTAATTGATGCATTGAATGCAGTAATTAGAAACAAAGGCAACAAAGCGGCAGCCTCTAGAGATCTAGGAATACCGCGCACTACTTTACTTGAGAGAATAGAACAAGCCCAACTGCAGGGGATTAAACCTACTATGGTGCCCCCCGATGCTGAAGCGGCTTTAATAGAACAACAGTATTCACATGACGCAGAGATGCGCGATATGAAAAGGCAAGTAGATGTACTAGCCAAAGAAAATTTATCACATCAAAAATTAAAGAACAGTCTCATCAAAGCAGAGAACCATACTATTAAACCACCTAAGTGGATATCTAAAAATACACCAGCGAAAGGCGCACCAGGTGTGCCTACTATATTCTTATCTGATTTCCATTGGGGAGAAGTTGTAGATAAACAAGCTGTCAATGGTATAAATGAGTATGATAGAGAGATAGCACTGAGAAGATTTAAAAATGTAATCAATACTACTATAGACTTATGTACTAATCATATGGTAAATCCTAAGTATCCTGGTATTATATGTGCTCTTGGTGGCGACATGATATCTGGTGATATCCATGATGAGCTAGCAGAAAATAATGACGGTACTAATATAGAACATGTACTAGATTTGCTAGACAATATGACATGGGCACTAGAGAAATTTGCTAAAGTATTTGGTAGAGTCTTTGTTCCTTGTACGTTCGGTAATCACTCTAGAACATACAAACAATATAGGCATAAGCAAGCCGCAAAAACTAACTACGATTGGATGTTATACAATCTGCTAGCTAGGCACTTTAAAAATGACAAGAGAATACAGTTCCAAATACCTACTGGTTTTGATACAGTATACAAAGTGTATGGTGTTAGCTATTTACTGACACATGGCGATCGTTTAGGTGTGGCAGGGGGCACGGGGATTGTAGGTATGTTAGGTCCTATTGCTCGTGGCGTTCAGAAGATTAAGCAAGAATATAATAATCAAAACAAAACTATTGATTACGTAATCTTAGGTCACTATCACCAGTACATATCCCTCAAAGGTTGTATAGTTAATGGCTCTACAAAAGGTTATGATGAGTATGCTTACTCAAACAGGTTCACATCTGAGAGACCTCAGCAAGCTTTATGGTTTACTCACCCAGAATATGGTGTCACTTTTCAAGTACCTGTAGTAGTGGATGAACCGACTGGCGCGAAATCTAAAGACTGGGTTTCTTGGATGTGTTAATTAGGCTTTGAAAATAATGGGTAACCCGCTGCTTGGTAATCAAATAAGTTAGAATATATTTCATAGGCAGAACCTTGGCTAATCCTGTACTCAGTACTAATATCTTTTACAGCTTCTTTAAATAGAGTCCATGTATCTGGAGTATATACTAGACCAGGTTTTGTCTGTGATAAATTGTAATTAAACTTAACCAAATCCCCCATTATTTCTGCTAACTTTTCTTGTTGCTCAATTTGTTCTTCTGTATCACCTTCTCTAATAGCTACTAAATATCTTCTAAAAGAATTAGTTATTCTATTATTAAATCTTTTCCTAGCTCCCGAAGTAACTCCGCCATTTACTTTTTCTAAATATAAAAGGTCTTGTTTTTTACTAATCTCCGTAGGATTAAAACCTATACTCTTCATAAAAGCTTGGTATAAAGTAGGATCATCTATTAATAAAGTTCCTTTGGATGATAGGATAGGACCACCATTTAAATAATCTAAAGAAGCTGAAAAGTTTTTTATAAAAGTGGGAGTAGTTCTTTTAAATATTTTATTAAACAACTCTGAATTTAATTCACCTTCCTCTGCTATATCATTTACTATGCCTCGGGCATTTCCAAATATCATAGTACCAACAGCACCACCTAGTTCTTCTACTCTGCCTCCAGATGCTAATCCTCCAATATCTAAAATTGCTTTTAATTGTGTGCCACCTGGAACATTAAATCTAACTCTTCTAGATAAGTCCGCGTCAAACAATTTGTTTACTAAACCATTTTCAAAACCTTCGATTAGCCCCGCATCAAAACCATGCTCGTCCATAAATCTTCTGTATTCTTGTCTGACATTAGTACGCATGCCTGTAAATATATTGTATATAAATTCAGCTAACCATGTCGCATCGTCTGCAAAAGGTAAAGCAAATATACCTCCTGTTGCCATGATCATAGCTAATTGTTTAGCAAGTATTCTTTGACCTACTAACTTTCTCTGCCCTCCTCTGTGGGTTAGCATTCTGCCCATTAGACTAAACATCTGCGATATGTAAGTGTTAAATAAAAATACTACAGAGCCTAAACCTTTAGCCCAAGTAGGTCTGTTTATTTTACCATACAATCCAAATGTTTCATCAATCAAATGTTGCGCAATAATTCTGGGAGTTACTTCTCCTTTATTTAGTCTAACATTAAGTTGGAAATTTTCATCATTACTTAAAAAGTCTGCTATCTTTTCTCTAAATTTAATATCTTGTGCAAGTCTATATGTAGCAAAGTAAACAGAAGAACGTGACATGGTTTCGAATGTATTAAACAGACCACCCATAATGGTATTTTCTAATATTCGTAACGCATTCCTTGCGCGACTTCTAGACCTATAGCTAGCTGTGTCTGTTGGCATGGCGGCTTCTTTTAAAGCTGCCCCTTGTTTTATTAAACCACTCTGTACATCTTTTATATAATCTTCTTTCATTCCTTGTATATCTGTAGGAGCATCATCAAAGTTCATAAACACGTCTTGAAATTTTCTATTTTTAAATATCATCATTTTTCTTACATCATTAGTTGCTCTTGTAAGTTCTTTTAAAACTCTAGGTGTATTAGAAAATTCAGACAGAAATGGACCAGAAAATTGTAGTATAGTTACTGTCTGTAATAAAGCAGAAGATATGTTACCACCTAAGAACCACCAGAAACCCGCACGTCTTAGTTTAGCCCACTCTTGTTTAGGATCATCTGTGTATCCATACCAAGAATCTACTGCTCTTTTTAATGTTTCATTTTTAGATTGATTTTCTATATTATTTTTTAATCTAATCTGCGTACTCTTATACCTATTTTGACCAGCAAATTCAGAAGATGTAGAGATGTATTGGCTAATAGCTCTGCCAAAATCTGTACTAAATCCTGCTACACCCGCCTGTTCTTTTCTAGGTTTTAGAAATATACTATAACCTCTTATATCTGCTCCAAACTTTTTGTTAACTAAGGTATTTAATTCCTTACGTAATTCCACATAGTGATTAGCATTAATATCTGATAAGAATTGAGATATAGAATCTAAAGTTTGCAAGTCTGCATTAACAGATCTTCTAAGATTATTAATTGTAACAGCTTCTGTCTGTATAGCATCTATATTAATGTCTGGATATTTTTCTCTGAGTTGTTGTCTAACATCTCTTTCTTCGTCTAGAAACTTAGTGCCGAACTTACCTTTGTTAAACATTCTATATTCTAAAAGATTACCACTTTCATTTTTTACTGCTATAAAAAAGTTACCGTACCTCTGTAATGGAATATAATCGTTTTGTTTAAACCTATTGTATTGACCTAGCTCTTGTAAAATACCTGACAATCCTGCAGATGTTTTGTCTGCACTTACAGGATTTCCTACAGCATCTCTTTTAACTTTTGTTTTACTTATTATAGATGATACTTTATTAAATAAATCTCTGCTATATAATCCACTGGGTTGTAAGTAAGTAGAAGTATTTTGTAATTCATTAACTATAAAACGCAAATCATTGTATTCTAAACTTTCCAGTTGATCACTTGTTAAATTTAAAATAGGGTTATCAAGTAAGTCTTTTCTATTATTTCTTAGTATAGCTATTGCTTCTTTTATAATATTGCTTACATTCTCATTAGCTAACATTCCTCTAATAATTTCTTTATGTTGTAACTGTATCTGTTCTTGCACATCTAAATAAGCAGCCGCTGCTTGCCCTGTAAGAGTAATTGTTTCTCCTGCTTTAACTGTGCTTCCTGCGCCTCTTCCATTTTCTCTAGCAACAAAAATTATGTCGCCTAATTCGTTTGGTCTGTATCTTCCAGGAACTTGCTGTGATATTTCCATAGCTTTCATAAGCAATTTAGAAGCTTCGGGGTCACGCATTAAAGGTATAAAGTTTTCTGTCAATTTATCTACTGCTCGGGTATTTAAAGTGTTAACAAATTCTTGCTTGCTTCTTACTATATTAAATAGCGGAGTAAATATTGGAAACTGTTGCGCCCATATTCTAGCATGTGACATAATCCTATTAAAGTTTCCAAATCTTTTTGTTTTAGTTTCTTCATCAGCTCTATCATTTTGGTCTAATAACTTATCATCATCTTTAATAAGTTTATCCATAGATTTTTCTTGTTGTCTAAATTTTTGTCTGGTATATGTAGGAGGTTGATCTTGATCTATCTCTGAAGGGTCTTGTTCATATTTATCTGAGCGTCTAAATTTAGGAGAACTTACATCGTAGTCACCAGAGTTTTCTGTTGCATGTTTTATTTGTGTAGCATCAAAGGCTATGTATGAATATTGTGGAGCTATATCTAAACTACCCATCTCTGTGGAATTTAAATAAGCAATACCATCATATCCTTTATCTTTAATTGCTTTTACAATTATTTTATCTGACTCTGTATTTATTCTAGCACCAACATCATTTTTTAATTTTTCTGTTTTAAGATATGATTCGTAAGGATCTTCCAATCTTGTGCTTTCTGCTTCGGTCTTAGCCCTTTGATCCATTAATCTGTTATATACCACATCCATTTGTGCTTCTATATTTTTAGCTTCTTCTGGTGTAAATATTAATTGATTTAATACATCAATTGTGTCACCGTAAATAACGCTACCCGCTTTACCCATGTCATTTTTAATAGTATGAAATGTTAAACCTGTACCTTTATCTCTAAATAGTCTAGCTCCTTTAGGATCTTTATCATTAGTTAAAGATCTTAATATAGATCTAGCATCCCAACTACCTAAATCCCTCATCAATAAAGGATTTTTTAAATTTAAAAAGAAGGGCATAATCTTACTATCGTTATCAGACCTACGAAATGAATTGTAATTCTTGGTAATGTAATCTGCTCTAGCTATTGCAGCTGTTTGCGAACCAAAATGAAAAAAGAAATCTCTATACTTTGAAAACTCTTCAAAGTCTCTGTCTGTTCCGTGAAAAACTATTAGAGGGCTGTTGGCTTGTGTAAGATGTGTGTTAGCTAATTTATTTGCAAATATATAATTTAATTCATTCACTAGTGTATCTCTAGCAGTTTTAAGTTCTGTATCGTTTTGAGGTAAGAGACCTGGATTGTTCATATTAACTATAGCTGCTATTGATCTTAGTGTAATTTTTTGCAATGGAGTAATAGAAGCAGTTTCTAATCTTTCTATAAAATTTAATTCTGTAGTAGTGCCAACAAATTTATCAGGTGTCATGTTTGTTATGTCTGCTTTTTGAGCTAGCTCACGCATCTCTGCTACAAGTTTATTCATCTCTACAAGGTTGCTAGTCGTAGGGATACCTGTTCCATTTTCACTACCAGTTAATAAATTGTAGTATGAAAACAGTCTATCTACTAAAGGCACTAAATCTAAACTTTCTAAAGTAGCGGCTCTTTCGTTTAACCTGTTTAATATTCTTGTTCTTGTGTTTGTATAAAACGGACTATTGTACAAAGTGTTTAAGTAAACGTTTGTAATAGAAGGACCTACACCTAGAGTTCCCTCATCCGTGCCCCCTTTAACCTTTGACCCACTAAAGAATTTATCAAAATTACTTTGAGATGTGTCTGATAAGTAAGCGGAATTTTTGTAGGCAACATCCACAAGATCTGTGCTTTCTCTATTAAACTTTCTATTTTGTATTTTCCCTAAATCTATTGCATTGAATATAGATTCAGGGGAAGTGTACCCTGTGCTAAATAACGCATTACTTAATCCATTTAAGAATGCTTTTAATCTATAGAATAAAGAAGCTATTACGCCACGAGGTTGATATTTATTAGCCATGTATGCGGCAAACGCCTCTGATATAGCTTCTTCTATTTGTATTTCCTTAGATTCTTTAGCGTACGTTTTGTACCCTGCTATGTCATATTGTTTTAACCAGTAATTTTGAGCTGCATTCTTTAATACTTTAACTTCATTTGCTGTAAAAAATCCATTGTTAAATAGTAAATGCATTACTTCGTGATGTAAAGTATACATTCTAGGGTCTTGTTTTAATTCAAAAGCTATTGGATTTTCTGCTGCAGCAGATACTATTATTTTATTCTGTGGTATACTATGTGGTGTAGTTAGCAAAGCCTTATCAAAGTTCATGCCGCCAGCTAACTTCATGGCAATCCCTTTCATTCTATCTGCTATATCTAAAACATTTAAATGCACTAGGTAAGCTCCATTTGTAGATTTTTTATTTACAAAATAATCTTCTAATACTTTTAAGTCTACACCTGTTAACCCTAATCTTTCTAATTCTGTTTTAAGCTTTTGTTCTATAGCAGGTAAATCCTCTATAAATTCAACTTGTAATCTAGGGTTATTATTCTTAGCAGACCAAAAAGCAGTTGTTTCTTTTTCATATTTCTTTTGGATAGTTCCTTTAATATCTTTTACTATTTTACTTATACCCTTGGTAGACCTAGAAAGTGTTAGATATTCGTCTAAAGGTATTACTTCATCTACTCCTAAGCTTAGTTGTAAAGTATCCATATCAGATTTAAACTGTTTTAAAGATTCTAATTGTTCGTTAAAATAACTAAGAGCTTGTGACTTATCTTCAGGAGATATGTTAGTTCTGTTTTGTGTAATCTCTATTTGTTGCTCTAATCCTCTTAACAAAGAAGGCAATTGTTGTGTATTAAAAAAGCTACCATCTAGTAGTTGTTTATTTATATAGTTTAAAGGTCTATTTTGTATAGCTCTTATTAACTCTTGATATCTTAAATCAATTGGTTGAGTAGCTATTCTATATAAAGAGCGCAGATATCTCTTTCTTTCATTGATGGCATTTATTTGTTCTGGTGTTTGTGCTTGTCTTAGTTCTAAATCTATAGCTCTAATATCTCTTTCAAAGTCTGTTGCTTTATAATCAAAATCTTTTACACTGTAACCTTGTTGTTTTAATTGTTCTTTAGTCAGAGGGGGCACGCGGGTTTCACCTACTTGCACATTCTGTGTAACCTTCATAGGTTCAAAAGATATCTTATCTTTTATTATTCTTTCTATCTCAGCTCTGCCACGAGTTTTATCTTTAGTGTCGGTTAGTTTAATATCTTCTTCTAAACTTTGTATCTTGGCTTCGCCATTTTGCCCATTAAAATAACCTAGCTTAGTTAGCTCTTCTCTTTCTTTCCCACTAATTTCATTTAAATTATCTTCAGCTAGTACTACTGCGTCATCATCTGTAAGTTTTTTAACATCTTTAAATCCGCGCTCAGTTAATCTTTTCTTTGCAGCTTTGACTGTGTTAGTATTATGCTTTACGTACTCTTGAACTTCTTCTGCAGTTTTATTTGTTTCATCTATTGTAGTTTCAGTTGTGTACTGTGTTTGTTTTAATCTTTGTAGTTCTCTCCTTAACTCAAGGCGATTTTCTTGTAAAATTAATTTAGCTGCTGGATCTTTTTCTTTGGCAATTAAATTATTAATATTTTTTATTTCTTTTTCAAGGTTAGCTATTTGTTCTGGAGATCCAAAAGTTACTTTTTTTGATTTTACTTTTTTAGGATCTTGTTTCTTAAATGTTTTTATAAAATCATTATACTGTGACATACCCTGCTTAAATTGAGGTTCACCTGTAACAGGGTTGACAAGAGTAGCTTCATCATACAATACTCCATTTTCTTCACTTACACTTTTTACTACTACTGGATCTCCCCTTCTATCTAGATACACATCACCTACTTGCGGGGCATCTTCTTCGACTTTAATTTCTTCTGACTTAGCAACTTCAACAGGTTCAGCGTATTCATTTAATACATTAGGAACATCTTTCATAGGTACGATGTGTACAGGATTTTTTACACCGCCTCTTGTAGATAATAAGACAGCGTGTTTTTCACCATCTATTGTCTTTGTTCCAACTACAGTGTATGTAGGCTCGACAGCTCTATCTGTTTTGTCTTTTATAATATTATCATCAGCATCTCGCATAATGCTAATATCTTTTACTGTTACTGTTTTACCTTGGAAGTCTTGTATGTCTGGATCTTTATTACTTATCTCTCCTAAATCTATTTGAGCTTTAAAGTTTTTCTTATGTGCTTCATACGCGTCTCTATTTCTATTTCCTAAAACTACGTTAGTACCACCACCTAAAACACCACCAGCAAATGTTCCTTGGTATCCAGCTTCTCTTATTTGTTTTTGAACTTCAGGATCAGATAATTTTTGTTTAGTTAAATCAATAGCCTCACCTACAGTATTTGCTTTATCCCATTCAGGAACAGCTTGTGTTACAGTTTCTTGTATGACCTCTGTCAAACCTTCAGCTGGTGCAGCTTCTGCTGCGCCTTTTCCAAATCTTTTTAATATGCTATCAGCAGTTTCTTTACCATATTTTTTCGTTAATACTTTTCTAAGTATTCTACCTGGACCACCTAGAACTGCTTCAGCTGTACCATAGACAGTTGCTCCTAATAGAGTATTTGCTGTATTAGGGTCGTCCATATTTTCTAATTGAGCTGGTCTTATTTCACCTATACCATATGAGAAGCCTGCAAAACCTAAAGAACCTATAGCAAGAGGTACTCCTCCTGCCAACCCTGCAACCCCTCCTAACACAATCATAGGTAACCAACTAACTACTGCGTTTCCGAGTGCCCCTTGACCCCAATCTATAAAGGCAGATAATTTATCTTCGTCTTGAAATATTTCTTCAAGTGTTTGCCCATAAGGTTTTACTTCACCCTCTTCTGTTGTAAAAAATCTTTTAGCTGCAGTTTGTTGCTGATATAAATTAATAGCTCTCTGGCTATTCTCCATCATCTCTTCATTATTAAAAATATCACCAAAAATATTTTTAGCTGATTGCACTATTGTTGGATATATACTCATGGCAGACTCTACATTACGCATAAAGTCTCCCCTATCATCCATAGTAGGAGCTTCTACTTTTATGGCAGGAGCACGTACGTTTTTGTCTACACCAGGTTGATATAGAAATCCTTTAGAAAATAATTCTGCTGATAACTTGGGAGATTGTAGATAAGATTCTCGTTGCTCTTGTGTAAAACTTTTAGGTATTCTTATTATTGGAGCAGAAGGATCTTCTGATATTTGATGATATGTAAATTGGTCTTCTGGGGCTTGAGAAGATTCAAATGAACTAGTTGGACCAAGCTCATCTGCTGTTTTGTATTGATCTACTATAGATCTTAATTCGTTTATGTCTACCATACTTATTTACACTAGTGTGTATTCAAAAAGCTTACGCCTCTTTAATTAACTGGCGGTTATATATTCTTTTTGTATATTTTGACCGCTTTGATCTCCAACATTTATATTACCTAATGGTGAATCTACTATACCCATAGATTGATTTACCAATCTTTGTATCATATCTTTATCTATATCACCATTTTGACTAATAGCACTCGCGATCATAAGATTACTTAAATCACTTAGGTCTGCCTTACTATTTTTATCGTTTAAATCCATCTCAAAATACTTTTTGTAGGCAGACAAATATGCGTCAGACTTTGGATCAGATGAAAATAGTGAAGCATACTTAGCAGCATTACGTTCTTCTTTAGTGCCAGATAGTTTTTCTTTTATAGTCGCCTCAGTTATTAAGTTAGCTAACGCAGTTGAAGCTTCTGTTTGATCTGCTTTCTTTTGAGTCTTAGCTGCTTTAATAGCACCAGGGAATAAACCTTCACCTTGCATTAATCTTAAACCCAAGTCCATTAGGAAATCATCTTTTTCCATCATCTTATTTAAAAGCATTTTAACTTTAGAAGGAGGCTCTGGTTTATCTTTTAATTCAATTTCAAAGTCATTAAGTTTTTCTTCTGTGCTGCCTCCCTTACCTCCTGGGGCGTTAGGTTTAGTTTCTTTAACTGTTTCTTTATCAGATTTATCGTCTCCGATTGTTATTGGACCTAATGGGGAGTCATATGTTCCTGAATAATCTTTCCCTGATTTTTCAAAACCTAATATATCTCGTATTCCAAATTTATTTCTAGGTTCTCCACCTGGACCTGCTGGACCTTTATCCTGTGCAGCTTCTTTAAGTATCTGTCTTACTGCATCCATGTTGCTTAGTTTAACCTCTTTACCTGGGGGAGCTCCGTCAGTAAGTTCACTTTCTTTTCTATCCTTGGCTTCCTGTAGTTTACCAGATATATAATCTTTTACACTTTCAGTTTTATCTAAAGCACCTCCCATTATCTTTGCGAATAAATTATCTTTAAGCTCAGGCTCTGAAATTAAACGAGAAGGATCTAAGTCTTCTATACGGTTTGTGTCTTTAGGAAAAATAAACATAGGCATTCCCATATTTTCTAGCTCTCCACCAGGAGAACTTTTAAGCAAACCTATTTGTTTTAAAAATTCATCAGGTAAATTGTAATCATCTGTTAGATTAATAATTGTTGAACCGTCATCTTGTTTTTCTAGTGCTGCCATTATCTATTTACAAATCCTGTTATGTCACCCCATGTTAATCCTAAGTTACCTGCTGCTCCCAATGCACCTATACCTGCACCAGCTATCTGCCCAAACAAACTAGGTTGTTGTGGAGCTGGTCCTGTTGTAGTAGTCATTGATCCTGTAGGCACGCCTCTTAAAATGTCTGAGTAAAATCCAAGTTGCGCTTTCGGGTAATCTCTTTCTTGTACAAATTGTTGGTAACCTAAATCTAATACTGATTGATCCATGCCTCTTTGCAATCCTCCTATACCTAACTGCCTATTAATATCCGATGCTTCTAATGTATCAGCTGCTGCTGCAGTTTGTGCCATACCTAGCCCAGAAGCTAGTTGTGTTTTTCTATCTTGTTGTGCAGCTTTTAGTGCTGTGTCAAAAGCTCTGCCTTGTGCTTGTGTATAAATATCACCAAGCCCTTGTTGTAAATTTCTTTGGCGTTCTGCCTCTACTATGTCCGCTCTTGAACTACCAAATGCGCCTGCTTGTGTAGCCTGTGCTTGGTTAGCAACTTGTTGCATTTCAGATCTTCGGGTTAATTCTCTAGCAGCAACATCTGCCACGTTTGTCATATATGGATTCATATATGTTGAGATGTCAGTTGCAGCTGGCATTCCCGCGGCTGTCGTAGCTGTGTATGCCTGTGCCCCTCTGAGACCACCAACACCAGCTCCTTGCTGAGCTTGATTCATAGCCTGTTGTTCTAGGTTAGAGAAGCCCGCAAGTCTAGGTCCTGTGTATGGTATAAAATTTTCTTTTGCTACATCACCTGCAGTTGCTACTAAAGATGAAGCAGCTTTTTCCATGTAATCAGGAAGTTGTACTTGACTTGTAGAAGTTTGTTGTGCTTGTTTACTTCCAAATAAAAAATCTAACATTATGCGTTGCCCCCAAATAATACTGGTAATATTTCTATAGGAAATCTATCTTTTTCTTCCCTTTCTTTTTCAGCTCTGGCTAATGCATCAGGCAAATCTTCTAACATATTTTGACGTTCAGTATCTCCTGTCTGAAATCTTTTCTTTAAAGACTCAAGAGTTAGTGGCATATTAAATTTTCTTTTATAACTAAAATATGGAAACTCTTCTTCTTCTTCTTCGTCTTCAGCAATAAGTTCGTTATCAGATGTAGTAGGTTTACCCTGACCACTTTCACCGCCTCTTTTATTCTGTCTGTCCATAGCATCCTTGACCATCTTTTGTCTACGTAATCTTTCTTCCAATGTTAAATCATCTGTATTGAATAAGTTATTTAACAATCCTGTTAAGCCTATGTTTGAAAATAAATTTCCTATACCAGAAGACCCACCACCAAGTGCTTGTGCTAACATCTTTCCATCATCAGTTTGGTAATCTCCAAAGATTCCTTTTTTAACCATGCCTTCACTTTTTAACGCTTCATTAAACATTTTACTAAAGTCACTGCTAAATAAAGTATTGTTAGCTTGCCCACGTAAAGCTTCTAAACCTTGAAGAGCATCTAGTCCTGCTTGTGACGTGCCTGCTTTGTCAAATCTATATTTGCCGTCTGAATCTTTATCCATTAGATTAGCAGTGTTGCCTACGTAGGCATTTATCAAAGCTTGTTGTGCAAACTTTTGGTCTAAAGGAGTATCTTTATCAAATTCTTTTTCACCAATACCACCAGCAACCATAGGCACATAATCAAATTGATTTGGGTCTTGTGATCCGCCGTAAGTTTCTGAAGGACCCACAGGTTCTGGCTTATCATCTCTGCCTCCTCTATTATTAGCAAACATCTCTTTTGTTTTTGAAACTCTATCTGCTGCAGCTTCTCTATTTCTCTGTGCTTGCCCTATAGGTTTGTCAGGCTTGCCTCCTTTAAAATTTGAAATGTAAAATGAAGGTATTCCTGTAACAGGATCTGGTTCACCTGCACCACCTAGTAGTTTAAGTATGCCTGCTTCTTCGGGATTAATGTATGCAAGAGATTCACCTTCTGGTGCTAATGTGTTAATAGTTTTTGCGGCATTTCTTAGTTGAGCTTGTACGTTGTCTAGTGACATGTTATAAAAATCTGGATTCTCTGGCTTGGCTGTAGGTAATTCATATATACCACTGCCTGGATTTCTTGATTGTTTCTGTAATAATGCGGCAACACCTGGCGCTACTTCATTTCTGCGCACAGCCATATCACCTGTATTGAGAGGTCCTGCATATTGCATTTAAATATTATACCTTCTTTGCGTCTTACTTACAAGGGGGGCACGGGCAAAATTAAAGCGGGTTATTTGTATCACTCGTTACCTCCATTAAACTTACTATCACATGTAGCCTTCCTGCTGTCACAGCCTGAGCTTTTAATATCTCTGAAGCTTCCATGACTAACGGGTTAATTAATATCTCATCTGTAGCATCTCCAGCCACAGCTTCTTTCTTTAGTCTAAATATATTAGAACCAGAGTCAGTAAGAGTTAAGGTTGCTGTGTCACCAGAACCTGAATCATCTGATATTAATATAGATTTAATTATAGTCTTGGTTGCAGCTGGGCATGTATATATTACTGTATTATTTGTAGTAGTTAAATCTACTTTTTTACTTTTGTATTCTATAGCCATTAACTCATAAACCAATTCATAGAAGTCTGCTCTGTTTGATCTGCTATCTTAACAGGTGGACTTTCTTCTGCAAAATCTTTTAACTTTAAAACTTGTACTAATGTATCAAACGTTCTAACATCTATCTTACCTTCGGCTCGTTCTTTATAAGAAGGTTCTGGATATGCTGGTCTACTATAGATTGACATTATCTAGCCCCGTCTGTTCTGCCTTCAGCACGCCATGTTCCTAATCTCCACGATACACCTGTGGCATCTGATTCGTACCTAGCTTGGAATGATCTGCCTCTAGCTCTCATATCTAGTCTTTGATCTGTGCTTGATATTGTAAAAGGTCCTTTAGTTATTTCAGAATCTTGTGGGTATACTTTAGATTTTAAAGTAAACTTTATATTAGAACCTGCACTATATGTAACATCAGGGATAACTCTATTTACAAAATAAAGACTATCTCCATTAGCATCACCATTAAAGAAACCTGTTTCTACAAATGCATTGATAGCACTGCCCGCATTATCTGTTCCTACTTCTTGATTAAATTGTAAACCAGTTTTATCTGTAGTCAAAGGATTAGCAAAGACATTAGAATCTACCCATGCTGTTCTGTCTAGTGTACCAATAGACCAGTTGTTATCTATGTAATTATATATTACATACTTATCAATATCATCTGAATCCGCTGATGGATAGAACCACCATATCTCATTAAACTTAATGTTCTGTCCAGCAAAAACTTTTTCTCTTTGTACTTGATTGAAGTCATCAAACACATGTTGTAATACAGGACATGGTAGAGTTCTAACTGCACCATCATACATATAGAAGTTATCCACACCCATCCAGAATGAGGCACCTTCGATTGTAGTAGCCGCGTTCTTAGATATAGTACCAGATATTTCTCCTAGCACAGAGAATGAGAATGTAAAAGGTGGACCAATGAACTGCATAGAATATACGTCCGCATCTGTCCAAACAAATATTTGACCACGTCCTTTTTCTACTGCTTCTATATTAGTACCTGTACCTAGTCTTTGTTCACCAGCTGTATTTGTTATCTGGGCATTCCATGTACTTAAACTTTCTTGATCAGAAAATCTTATTGTCATTCTATCATAAGTTGTAGAGCCTTGTGGGTTAGCGCCAAATATTACTAAGTGTCTATCTGGTGTAGATACTAACACTTGTCCAACCTTAGTTGGTATTTGTGATGCATCACCACTTAAAGTATTTGTTACATAGTAAGCTAGTGTCGTTCCCCTATAAGTAGTAGGAGCTGCTACAAAAGCACTGACATCAAAATAATATATTGTATCTTCGCCACCACCTACAGAAGCTACAATGTCTTCACCGAATGCGTCCATAGACCAAACTCTAGGTGACAATACAACACCAGAAGCAGAACGGGCTGTGCCCCATGAAGAAGCTCCCCATACACCAGCACCAAAACCGTAACCTGTCAGACCATCATCTGGTCCGTTGTTAGTTAAGTATCTAAGTGTTATAGAGCCTCCACCTGTTTGACTTCCAGACGTGGCTGTGCCTGAAGAAGCTACAATAGTATACTGATTAGCATTAACATAAGTAGCTATGTACTCTTGTGCTGCAATTGTAACACCATCAAATGTAACTGCTGATTGTATAACAACACGAGAACCTGGGCTGGTATTAGCTAGACCATGATTACTGTGTGTAACTGTAACAACATTAGTACCTGCTCCGCCTGTAGTATACGGGTTAGTTAAATTTACTGGGTCTGTTCTGAATGGCGTGATGTCATATACTTGACCACCATACTCAACAAAGAAGTGAGTAGATGTTCCCATAAATATAAACTTACTACCATCTGTATCTCTGTGTGGAAATATTTTTCGGCATACTCCATTGAGTTGTGCTGAACTAAACCTCTTGGTCCAGCCGCCTATCTTCTCTGCATACCCTTGAAAGAAACGCACCTTGTCTGCGTTCGTGTAGCGCATCTGCGCCTGATAATCTGTTATGTCTGTGATAACTCCTGGAGGCGCTGTTAATTGTACTAATGGCATTTGCCGTGCCCCCTTCCTTACCTGTTAGGTGTTGTTGCTAAAAAATTCTCCATCCACATTATCTTCTCTTTGATAATGGCAATGTCTTTCTGCATCTCAACTATTGTATCTGCTTTTCTTTCTACTGCGTCTAAACGCTCACTCCACATACCCCATGTCATAGCTATACCAAAAGCCATTACTACATATGGTGCTACTAATTTAAGATCTATTTTCATGGTTACGCTCCTGGGTCGGTTATTGTATTACCTGCTGCAACCCACTCAAGGATCTCTTGATAGTGTCTGTTTTCATTGTTTAAAGGCACACCAATTATTTTAACTTTTCCATTACTATCAGCAGGATAAGTAATTTTAATACAACATTTTTTATTTTCTATATTATATACATATTCTATTGTACAATTATCAAACATTTTTTCTCCTATAATTCTGCATCAAAAGCAATACTTGCCGAAGAGTTTTCTGTTATCATATAAAAACCTCCGCCTCCTGTTCCTGAAAAACCATCACTTGTATTTATAAATAGTCCTGTTGCATTTTCATGTGCTCTATCTATTACAAAAGCATTAAAATCATCAACATAACCATTTCCTGAACTATTTGAACCTAACACCCTATAATAAGCTGTTCCTGTATCAGCATCTAAACTAGGACTTGTTCTCATGGTAGTTGGAAAATGAATTGGTACATTTGCTTGATTACTTGAATAAGCTATTCCTGACCCTACTAATTTATTGTTACCAGAAAGATAGTGAAGATAATACCTCTGACACTTACTTAAATTATTCGCATAACTCTCAAAAGGAAAACTAGGTATGGATGTAGAATCAAACTCACCAACTTCTAGTTGTACTCCTGTAACATACCATTCGTTAGATGTGCTATCAGCTAAGTTTACTTGACCTACTGCTCTGTTAGCAGATGTTGCTGCTGTCCATGTTTCACTTAATGTTCCTGATGTATAATCTGAACCCATAGCTAACCACCAATTAACTTGCATAGCTTGAGTATTATCGAAATCATTTGCGCCTACAGTGTCAGCAGGAAAAACTATTACCTTTTTTTCCCATGTGTCTGCAGAGTCTATTGTATAGCTTTTTGAAACTTGTCTTGTATTTTGGTCATCATATAATTCACATATATAAGTGCCTGTTTTATTAGAGCGAACCCAAAATGCTAAAGTTGTTTTTTCAGCATTAGCGGTGCCTTTTTTTACTGCAGCCTGATTAAATCCTTCTATTTTTTGGCTTAATCCTAATATGTCACCTGAACCAAGAGAAGCGTCTGCAGTTGTGCAATCGTATTTAAATGAATTGTTAAAACCTTGCCCTGTTGGAACGGTGGTGCTTTGTGAAACAGTCCAAGTTCCTGCACTACTAATCATTAATCTAAATCTATCCACAGTTTTATATGTACCACTTGTAACTCCTGTAACACTTGTAGCTCTCTGAGCCACGGACATATCTCCGTTGATGATAATAGGAGTTACGATTCTATCGCTTGGGTAACCTCTATTCGTTAATCCTGCATTGGGTAAAGTGTTCAGTGCCATGTTACGCTCCTACTAACCTATATGCTCCAAAAAAACTATTTGTATCAAACATATTTTTTGCGCCTCCTGTGTTTTGTCTTACAAATGCCTCAAAATAATCACTGCTCCCATTAAATTCTATAATGGCTTGCACTTGTGCGATAATGTCACCGTCTCCAGCATATCTATCAATTGACATTTTTACTGTACTACCATTTTTTCTTAAATAAATTTGTGCGATTGTATTGATAGTTCCGCCTTGTATATTTACTTGTCCATAACAAAAATATTTGCCAGCAATAGTTGGGGTAAATCTGTAATTAGTTGAATTGTCATAACAGTTATCAGTGTCTAAATTCTCTGTATCCGCTTGCATTTTAGTCTGAGTATTATCACTCAATGACACACTTGAACTTAAACTAGCTTGAAAGGCAGGAGTATTTTTCAACGCAGCATTATTCAGTGTTAATGTGCCTGACCCATTAGAGGTCATAATCGCATTATCCCCACCGTCAGCGAGTATATTTACTTTAAGCTTACTGGTCATCTATGTTCCTATTATCCTGTATCCACCAAAAACTGTTTGACCACCTGTTCGTCTTAGTTCTATTGCTCCTCCAGAATTTTGATAAGCTCTAGCATCAACATAATCTGAAGATCCATTTAATTGCACTATGACAGAAAGAGAAATATTGTCTTTGCTTTCATTTCTAACTATACCTGCAGCAATCTGCGTGGAATTATTTTTATACATTTGCATTTCCACACCATCAAAATCTGTGCTTGAATCAAAAGCAGAGTGCATAAAAACGCAATAAAACCCTGAAACATTTGGAGTAAATCTATAAGTAGAAGTGCTATAGCAACTATTGGTATCAAGTGAGGCAGTATCAAATGATATTACAGTGACTGATCCACTTGATATACTTTGTGCTGATTCTTGCGTAGCATAAAAAGCTGGAACCATAGTAAAAGGTCCAGATACAGTATCTCCACTCTCACCAATCGTAATTGATGAGCCAGACTGCTTTATAATCTCATTTACTTTAAGTTGTGATACCACTCAATACTCCTTA